TTAACAGTTCTGTTATCTTCGCTAATCTCCTTTTTATTAAAACCAAATACACGATATAGTTTTTCTTTATCTGATTTCTGTATCATTACTTTTTTCTGAATTTGCTTTTCAGTTTCCATATTCTTTTCGACTTCTTGTTTGTTAATTTCTTGTTGTCCTTCTTTAAGAGATGATAATACATTAATTTCTGTACTAAATTCTTTGCTGTTCCCTTCTTTGTTAAAGCCATTATCTTTTTCGTTTTGTTTTATTGTCATATAATTAATATCTATTATTTTTCTTCTTCTTCTTCAACCTCTTTTGGTTGATTTTGTTGTATTTGTTTTTCTCCAAATGGTTCAAACGCTAATTGTATTCCAAATTTTGCTGCTAATTCTTTATCAGATTGTATTTGACTAAATACATCTTCTACGTCTCTACCGTAACCAGCTTGAACGTCTTGATGAGATAAAAAACCATTTTCTACACCTACTCTTAATGCTTCAACCTCTTTTTTAGGATCAATCCATTGCCAACCTCTCGCTCTCCAAATAGGTTGATTAAATTTAGGAAATTTAGAAGCTGGAAGTCCATTTAATAAATCGGTTAATAAAATCATTTCTAACCAATTAGAATAAACAACATCGTGAAAGTTTCTAATAATCTTATATTGTTCACATTGAAAATAATTTCTTTCTTCTAACGCACCTTGTCGAATACTTGAATAATTAACACTCTCTAAATCATTTGCTAGTGTATTATAACTAACATTTAAGCTACTTGCGATTGATCGTATAACTGATTTAGTAAAATCTTTAAAAGCTGTTGTTGGATGTTGAGGATCAAACGTTTGAAAATCTGTACCAGTTGGTAATTGTTCAAATGTACCAGGTTCAGCAGACATAACTGGATTATTAGTATTTGTTTTATCTTCTCCTGTATAACTATCGGCATCAGCAGATTTAAAAAAACCCATTTTACTTGCACCTACTCTTGCGGCAACCAGTTCAGCTTCCATATAACCATCTAACATTTTTAAATCTTTTAAACATGACGATAAAGGCGGAACACCTCTTGTTTGATGTGGTCTTTCTTGATGATAAAAATGAATAATCTGATTAGCTGGTACAACATTATATTTTGTACCTATATAAGAAGCTGCACTTAAATTTAGATCATCGTTTGGGTGTCTTTTTAATAAATGATAATTTATTGGCTTACCAAACTTATTAATTTCAATTCCCATACGAATTTCATTACCATTTGGTAAAATTTCGTTTAAATCTGGATCTAAAAAATCAGCTTCAATAAATTCAATAGCAAATTTATAAGGATTATCAAAATTTTTAATAATTCTAACTAAAACTTCGCCATCTCTTGCAAATGTTTCAGCAAATAATCGTTGGCAATCTATCCAACTCATTTTATTATCAGCAGTACAATTATAACCCCATTCTTTCCAACGTCTTTCGATCATATTATTAGCAAATGAATCTAAAGCACCATTCGGATCACGACTTCTTACTTGAAGATGAACTCCTTTAGCACCAATAACATTATCTGTATAAACATTGATAAATCTTCTGGCGTAAGCATTATTTCTTGCTAAATCTCTTGACCGATTT